TTGCCCGGTACGCCTCTAACATCTCTGTACGCGTATCCCCAATCATCTAACGTGCCGCCATCGATCGGCTCGATTAGCTCATTAAACTGCTCAGCAAATGCAACCAATAGTGGCGCAGCAAAATAGGCGCAGCGCAGCTTGATCTTTGTACCCTTAATTGGGTAAGACTTGATACGGATTGACTCAACTTCCTTAGAGGCTGGCCAGCCGTTATAACTTATGGCAGTCATGACAGCAGTAGGGCGGCTTCCTCGGCAGTTATGCCTAGTTTGGCCAATAACGCAGATTTTTGAGCATCTTTAGCGGCAGCTTCCTCTGCTCGCTTAGCAGCAGCAGCTTCTCCAACTTTCATTTGCTTAACTTCTGCATCTGTATAAGGGCGAGTTGTTGTTTCGCCAGTAGTCACATCGTAAATAGTTTCAAAATATTCCATGATTATGCTCCATATACAAAGACAGTGCCGGCATCAAAAGAGCCAGCATCGGTTTTAATTACGATTGAACTAATTGTTGAAGTACCAACATAAAATCCTTGAATAACTGGTGAATCGTTAGTTGTTGTACCAGTTGCTCGCGATCCCATTGTGTATGGCTTTATGCCAGTATTGTTTGCGCCATCAATAAAGCAAGATCCACTTATGGTATCGGCTGCTGAGTTTCCCATTTGACCAAAAAATAACTCTGAACCAGTCGCAGTACCATCGCCTATTGCGCCAGCGCCATTTGTTGAAGTTAAACCAAACCATCGATAATTTGTGGTGAAATCATTATTGATACCGCCGAGGCAATAGGCACTTGCAGCAGTTGATGACATGCCAGCAACATAAACAAATAACTTATTCTTGCCGCTAATGCCGCTAACTGTTGTACTTGATCCTGAAAGGGCAGTACCACCAGCGTTGATAAGTGTATAAGTAGTGGCGCTTGCCCCACCTACGGCAACCCATGCCGATCCGCTGTAATATTCAGTTGAGTTGGTGTCTTTTAAGAAAGACATATTACCTTCTTGTGGGCTTGTTACCGCAGCTGTACGGGCTGCTGCATCGGCAAACACCCACACGCCTTGCATTAAGTAGCCATCAACGTCATTAGCCGTTAAGACTTCTCCGGTTGTAAAATCCTTAAAGCCTAATCCAGCTCCCATTTTCTTATCTCCTTAGTAACTTAGTACCGACGTATCAAGTACGCCGTATAGGGTCGAATTCAATATAAGCCCGTCTATCACGGGTTCAAGTGTAGTAAAGGTTGTACGCCACCTATTCGGTGTCACGTTATGCGCCACGCCGAAAACTTGCAGGGTTTTTGTAAGGGTTGATCCACCTGGCTGGTTGGTAGTAATAGTTACAGGATCAAAATAGTCCAAATCTAAAGCTGCAATAATGCCAGCGTTATAGTTTTCTGTGTATAGATCGAGTTCAATAAAATCGCATCTAACGCTAGTTTCAGCACGGCTTGCAACATAAGCACGGGCATAATCCAGGGCTACGGCATCGGTCTGCATAAGCAAATTTTGGATATTGTAAGTATGGGCAAAATACTTAGTAACACTAGCTGCGTTTTGTGCGGACTGAACGCTACCGCCCGTTCTCGTGACGTTTGCTTGGTTAAAAACCAAAGTATCATCCAAACGCCATACGGCGTTCGCGTACTGGATGTCGCTACCATTATCGTTAAATACTACTGGCGTACCTGCCACGCTTGCCGTAGTAACTGTTCGATCTTGAAATACGAACGATCCCGATGGGTCAACGTAAAACGCGCCGTACTCAGAATTTGTAACAGTTTGTAATGCCGCTAAGGATGTACGAGCTGTGCCAGGGTCTGCCTGCAAAGTAGTTAAACCTGCATCTACATCGCGCATAGAGGTAGGCCAACCAATTTGGTCAAGTATTTTATTAATGCGTGTACCTGATAGTTGCCCTGCACCTGAATCGGTTACGGTACTAATCTGGGCATTTTGAGCCAATCTAAAGGCATCTACTGCCTGGATGGTTGTATAAACAATATCTGTAGCCATGCGTGGCGTAGTCGTCGTGTATGTGGTAATAAATCCCGAAAACATGGCATACGTGACACCGCCGTAGGTAGCCGATATAGATACCTTACGCATTGGGTCTAAAAGGCCAAAATAGGGGCTGCTGGGGTTCTGACTGTTGAACGCGCCATTTTGATCCACAATGCGTAAAGTCATAGTGCCAGTCTGGAATTCATCTACCTGCGGATTGCGGCCGCGCTTGATAGTTACGCTATCTACCACGTTACTTACATCTACGATAACCGCAGCTGAATCGGCAAGGATATTAGTACCTAGGATGCCTTCTCCGATTATGAAAGCCTGGGCGAACGATGGCCCCGTACTAAAATTTATGAACGCGTTAATTACTGGTAGTGTCATTAGGTTACGATCGCCCCATTAGGCAGCTGAGTGTAGCCATTTTTTTGAGCTGCAATTATTCCATCATTAATAACAGTTATTAGATCATCCTGCATAATTACCGAGCCAGCATTTACATTTACTGTAATGCTTGGTGCTGAACTAGCAGCACTAGAGGTTTTTGTAATAACAGGGAACATATTTTCTAAGTCATAAAATGAAGATCCTACATAAGGTGCTGGTGGTATTACTTCAGTTGGAACACTACCGCTTGTACCACCGCCACCGCCACCGCCACCGCCACCGCCTGCGCCGCCACCTGCTGCACCGCCACCTGCTGCACCGCTTTTTTGGTCATAATTGCGATCTTTACTTTGACTAGGATTAAAGGTTACCCCAGCAATCATGCCTAATGCTGCAGCTATCTCATCTAATTTATTTAACCATGCATCAAATGGGTTTACGCCTGGTTTAATGCCAATAATGTCTGCAGTCAATTTGGCTGTAGCTCTTTGAGATGCCTCTAGTTTTTGCTGTAACTTATCTGCTAGTTCATCGTTCTCATTAAGAATTGCTTGCTGTAACTGCAGGCGTAGTTTTTCCTCATCGGTGATTTTGCCTTTAAGGGCTGCTGCTACTTGAATCTTATCAAGGTCAAACATGGCAGATGCCTTGGCCAGTTTGTCTGATTTTTGCTTAGCTGCTAATTCTAGTTTGGCTTGTTTTGCCCGTGCTGCCGCAGCTGCAGCCTCAGCCTTTTTAAGCGCATCTGCATTTTTCTTGTCTAGCTCAGCTTGCCTTTTTTCCTCAGCTAAAAGTGCCTTGTACTCTGTAAGGTCAAATCGTTGGCCAAATTTTAAGCCGTTTGTACCTTCTAAGAAATCTTTTTGTTTTTTGCCTAGTGCAAGGTATTTGGCATCGAGGCCATCTACTGCAACGCCAACAGCTGCAATAATGCCGATAATGCCAGCAGCTACGGCTACGCCACCTAGAGGATTAAGTACAAATGCCTGGGCGATGGCAGTAGTTAGGGCAACAACTCTAAGAGCCTTCATAGCCTTAGTAAGGCCACCCATAATTCTTATGATTGCATTTACGCCAGCTTGAATTTTGCCAACTATGAATAAAGCGGCAAAGGCTGCACCGACTGTTTTAATAACAGGTAAGAAATCATTAACTATTTGGCCTAATCTAACGATTGACTCCCCGGCGTATTTGCCAAAGTCAATAATTTTTTGCTGTAATGCCTCAATATCCTGCGATCCAGTAGCCACAATAAGGGCATCGATAATGCCTTTACCTAAATCTCCTTTAGCCTTATCTAACGCAGTTGTAATGCGAGCCAATTTACCAGCAAAGGTATCGGCTGCTACAGCAGCACCGCCACCAAAAATGTCATTAAACTTTGCCATAATGTCGCTAACTGACATGGTTTTTAATTCAAGTGCAGTTAAACCTAAGTTGTATTTCTTTAAACCTTTTAAGTTACCTGCATAGGCTTGTGCAATATCTGATACAACGGTATCCAAGTTAATACCACTAGCTGCACTTACATCCATCGCCAGAGTTAAAGCATCTTGCGCCAAGGCTACTGAGCCTAGAGTCTGGACTAATCTCGACATAGCAGGTCTTAACTCAGTATCGGACACGCCTGTAGCTAATTGCAGCTGACCAATAAAGGCTTCAACCGACTTTGTAGCCATGCCAAAACCTAGATTTTCCAAAGAGTTAGCAAGTAAAGCTGCTGACTTTTCTCCTTCGGCAAACGCCTTTATAGCCTGATTGGTTAGGGCAAGAATTGAGCCGCCAATTAACGCGCTTTTAAGTCTTTTGCCTAGCTTGTCAATAGCCTTTTCAGTTTGATTAAACGCCTTCTTGCCGGTGAACTCGGCGGCAATATCAATAACTATATTAGAGGCCATTACTTCACCACCTTAGATCGGCTGTTAAATAACAATCTGGCTTTTTCAATAGCGCGTAAAACGCCATCTTGCGCCTTGCCTTGGTTTTCCTGATAGGCACGATACAAAACGCGCCCCTGCATTTTCTGCGATCCCTTCATAGAACCGCCTGCCTTATTGTTTAGATTTTGCACAAATACACTATTAGGTGTTATTCGGCCAGCAGTTTCATAAATAGCACCAGCTGCAGATTTGTTAAATAATTTTGCTAATGATGTAAAACCTCGTGTGTTTGGTTTACTTGGCGATGTCTTATACCCAATTCCTGCATCTACGGCTTTAGCATTGTAGGTTGGAAACCTGCCTTGACTGTTTGTCTTAGGTAGCCAATTACTTAGGATTTGAGAATCGCCCACCGCGTAACCGCGAGCAGCTTTGGCAACTGGCTTTAGGGCGACTCCCATTTCCTTAGTAACTAATTTTGCCAGATCAGGGGCATAGGCGCGTAAAGCCTTACGCAGTTCTATTGCGCCCTTTACCTCGACTGGCATTTCTTGACTCCTTATTTCGGTCTTTTAATCCCATTAACATCGCTTGCAACATCCTACGATCTAGTTCTAATAAATACTGTGGCGCGATACTTGTTTCCAAACTGATCCGTGCGATCAGATAAGTAAATGAATCGCGCCCTATAGTTCCGGGTCGTCGTCTAACACTTCCACCTTGGCGAGCATGTCCATGAACTCTGCGCCAAATAGCGGAATTGTTACAGCTGCTCTTTTAAGACACTCATAAGCTAACCAGTAAACATCGGTTTGCTTTTGATCCTCAACAAAGCATTTATGGAATCCTTTACCTTTATACAACTCAAAGGCATACTC